TGACAAGAGAAAAAATGATGGGTAGCGAAGACTACAAAGAGTTTGGTGAGAAATGTGGAATACCAATTAAGACAGCAAAATTTTCTGATAGTGATGGTACCTTTAATTGTGATAATGAATACCTTACAATAATAAATACAGCGGCAGTCAAACGAGTAGATCTATTAGAGTATTATGATTCTAGAAAAAATATATTAGACATAGAACGAAACACATTATTTTTATTAGCAGAAGAACTTAAAAGATTTAAAAAAGAAAAAGGTTTGAAAGATTTTAATGACTTGCTAGAAGATTTTATTGCAAAAGAATCTACAAATAAATTTGAAGTATTATTTATAGATGAAGCACAAGACTTATCTTTGTTACAGTGGGAGATGGTAAGAAAAATCTGGGCAAGAGCAGGTAAGACTTACATTGCAGGTGATGATGACCAGGCAATATTTAAGTGGGCTGGTGCAGATGTAGATCACTTTATAGCACTTAAAGAAGAAGTCGATGATATACAAACATTAGATCAATCTTACAGGATTCCTGGTGGACCTATACACGAACTATCACAAAAAATAATTAATCAAGTACAAAACAGATTTGATAAAAATTATAAACCTAGAGAAGAACACGGAGTTTTAAAAAGATATTCTGATATTACACAAGTAGACATGTCAGAAGGTAACTGGTTAGTATTATCTTCTGCAAATCATTTTTTAGATTCTGTAAAAGAAGTTTGCGAATTGCGGGGTTGGTATTATCAATACAAAGGACGTAATTCTATACCACTTAAACTATTGTTAGCATTAAACAATTGGGAAGCTTGGCGTAAAGGTGCACAACTAAATCACCTAGAGATAAAAAATATATACGAATATCTAGGATCAAATGTATTAGAAGGATTTAAAAAAGGTAAAACATTACACACAGATCAAAAATATTTAATTACAGATTGTAAAGCTGAACACGGTTTAATTATAGACAATGTATGGTACGAAGCATTTGAAGGACTAGATGCTATGACTGAAAACTACATTCGTAATATGAGGGCGAATGGTGAAACGTTAAATAGAAATCCTCGTATAATAATGTCAACCATACACGGAGCGAAAGGAGGAGAAGCTGACAAAGTTTTATTGATGCAAGATATAACGAATGCAGCTCTTGAAACATTTAGTTATGATCCAGATGAATTACATAGATTATTTTATACTGGAGCGACGAGAGCGAAGCGTGAGTTACATGTTTTGGACCCAAGAGATTTTGAAAGGGCTTATATACTATGAACTGCTGGCACTGCGACACAGAATTAATTTGGGGTGGAGATCACGACACTGAAGATAATGAAGACTATGATATTGTAAGTAACTTATCTTGTCCTAAATGTCATACAACAGTTGATGTGTGGCATCCATCAGAGAAATTAATAAAAGAATATAAAGACTATGAGGAGAAACAAAATGACAAATAAAGAAATATTTAAAAAAGCTACATACGATTCATTAGATAAACAAGTAGGGGGAAAACATTATCAAAATATGAAAATACAACCCGCAGAATTTATAAACGAAAACAAGTTGCTTTTTGCAGAAGGGAACGCTATAAAATATATCTGTAGACATCAATCTAAAGGAAAAGAAGAGGACGTGAGAAAAGCAATACATTATTTAGAGATGGTTCTTGAAAGGGACTACGAATGAGAAATACCCAGATACCGTTGTTTACTCCAGAAACGGAATGGGTGATGCCAGAAGAACTAAAAAATCTTAAGGGACACAAAGAAATAGCAATCGATTTAGAAACTAATGATCCACATTTAAAAGAGCTAGGCTCTGGTAATGTCACTGGAAAAGGCCACATTGCTGGCATTGCGGTGGCCGTAGAGGGCTGGTCAGGGTATTTTCCTATCCACCACGAGTCTGGTGGTAATATGGACAAAAATTTAGTTTTAAATTGGATAAAAGATATATGTAATCAATCCGATACTACCTTTATATTTCACAATGCAATGTATGATATTTGTTGGTTAAGATCAGCAGGTGTTATTGTTAAGGGTAAAATAGTTGATACTATGATAGCAGCATCTTTGATCGATGAGAACAGAATGTCTTATCAATTAAACACACTTGCAAAATTTTATGTAGGCATTGGTAAAGATGAAAGTGTATTAAATGCGGCAGCAAAAGAATATGGCCTTGATCCTAAAAAAGATATGTGGAGATTACCTGCGTTGTTTGTAGGACAATATGCTGAACGTGATGCAGAGTCTACACTTAAACTTTGGAAAAGATTAGAGACAGAATTGTATAAAGAAGAACTATGGGATGTGTTTAATCTGGAAACAAAATTGTTTCCTTGTTTAGTTGATATGAGATTTAAAGGTGTAAAAGTTGATTTAGAGAAAGCGGCTAAAATTAAAAAAAATCTTATGGATCGTGAGTCTAAAATTATTAATAAAATCAAAGACTTAACAGGAATTGATGTAGAAATACACGCAGCTCGAAGTATTGCAAAAGCATTTGACAAATTAAAGATGCCGTATGACAGAACAGAGAAAAGTAAAGAACCAAGTTTTACAAAAAACTTTTTACAAAACCATCCACACGAATTACCAAAACTAATTGCAGATGCAAGAGAGATAAACAAAGCGCACACAACTTTTATAGATTCAATTACTAAACACGCAGTTGATGGTAGAATACACGCAGACATAAATCAAATAAGATCTGATGCAGGTGGGACCGTGACTGGTAGATTCTCTATGAGCAATCCAAACTTACAGCAGATTCCAGCGAGGCATCCGGAACTCGGACCGATGATTAGATCTATATTTATTCCAGAACAAAATACTACATGGGGATCGTTTGACTACTCACAACAAGAACCTAGAATTTTAGTACATTACGCAAAATTACAAAACTTATCTGGTGTTGATGAAATTGTAGATGCATATAATCAAGGTGATGCAGATTTTCACCAGGTTGTTGCAGATATGGCAGGCATTGAACGTAAGCAAGCTAAAACAATTAATCTTGGTTTGATGTATGGTATGGGTAAAAATAAATTAATGGCAGAACTAGGTTTGATGAAAGAATCTGCAGAAAAATTAATAAAACAATATCACACAAAGGCACCGTTTGTTAAACAATTGATGGACAATGTATCTCGTAAGGCAAATGATCGTGGTAAAATTAGAACTTTATTAGGTAGAGCGTGTCATTTTGATCTATGGCAGCCTACACAGTTTGGTATATTTAAACCATTACCGTTAGAACAAGCGAGAAAAGAATATGATGAACCACTTAAACGTGCGTTTACATACAAAGCATTAAACAAATTAATACAAGGAAGTGCAGCAGATATGACTAAAAAAAGTATGGTAGCGTTGTATGAAAATGGTATAATACCACACATACAAATTCACGATGAAGTGGATATCTCTGTTGAGTCTCCAGAAAAAGCTGAACAAATAATTAGCATAATGGAATCTGCAGTAGATTTAAAAGTTCCAAACAAAGTGGATTATGAACAAGGAAAAAATTGGGGCGATATTAAGTAATGGCTTTATTAAATGCTGATATCCCACCAATGTATTGTCAAGTAAGGAAGGAGTATCTTTATGACTTTAAAAAACATCACGGAGAAAGTGAAGACTGTGTGGTCTTCGGTCTCACAAGTATGGCAGGTACCGCAACATTATTTCATATTATGTTACCAAACGGTGCGGTCTTTTTTAGGTTGCCTATTAGCGCGTTTTTCCAAAAAGATTTGGATAGAACCAACGTGCCAAATATGCCGGTCGACACGCTTCAATTGTGGAATAGTTTCAGCTATTATCCTAGCGTGCATATGTTTGGCTATCTAACATCACAACGCGGTAAATATTTCGGAAAAGATAAAAAAGAATATTTTGGAGAGTATCTCTTCACGATTGATTGGTGTCATCCTGAAACTAATATCTTGGACACTGAACATAGTGAGATTCCTCACGAGCATAAGTGTGGACACGTTCTTGCTCTTGATAATGGTAATTATGCAATTCAGCCTAATAATAGGATCCTTTGGAATATTAGCAATTTTACCACTAGAGACGACATACCAGACTATAAGGTTCAAACTACGTCTTGGAACGTCGAAAATAAAGGCTGGATTACAGAGGATACTGACAAAATGTTCTACAAAATAGAAGACAAATAATATAAAATACTTCTAAAAAATAAAAATGCCTGATGAATATAGTAGATCTGTTAAAGAAAAATGTAGTAATGGTGCCTGTAGTAGCTTCCTTAATAGTTGGAACATTTACAGGGGTTAAGTATATTGTAAGTTTAACAGAGACTATTAATAAAAACAAAGCAGAAATTACAGTAATAAACGATACTCATCTTTTTAATTTTAAAACTTACATCGCCAGAATACAAGAAAATCAAAATCATTTATTGTTAAATATTGAAACTAACAAAGGTAATACTATTGTTACCAATGATAAACTTAAAACAATGGAAGAAAAAATAAAACAAATGGAAGC